AGTTTAGGCGTTGGTACAGATCATAAACTTCTTAAAGATACACTATACCAAATTAAGAATTTAGCAAACAGTAGTATTATTGAGTACACACTTAAAAATTACACAAAGAACATTGAACCAAAAGACTTTGACTACCAAGCCCAAAAGGTAAGAGATATGAATCAAGATACAGTAAATGAAGGCATCGGTGCCGCATACGGTAGTAGCAAAAGCAGCTACCAGAAACTAGAAAACGCAAGACTTGTTATCAAGCATAGTAAGTCAGTTAACGAAGAACAACGTGGATCACGTAGTAGAAATATTAGTGCTATCTACATTGAGAATTCAGAAGGCGAACGTTATAAGTTTCCAAGTAATAACTTAGCAGGCGGTAGAGCTATGCTACGTCACGTACAAGCAGGCGGAACACCACATGATGACTTTGGCAGTCATATCGCAGAACAATGTTCGGAATTAAAGAAACTTAAAGAGTTTAAACGTTATAGTGAAAAGAATGGACTTGTTAACGAAGACACCGCAGATATTGTCGAAGCTGTAGCAGCCCGTATTAACAGTATCCGTGAAACGCTAACCAAAATGAAGGGCGCTAGAACTTATACTTCTATGCTCGAGCAATTTGAAGGCAAAGACGAACAGCTAGACGAAGATGGACTAGACGATATTAAATCACAATTCACAGTCCACCACTTCGACGAAAATGTAGAAGGTGCGCTACCTTATGTTCAGTCACTTGTAAGAGAAATGCAAGCTGTACGTGAACATAATACAAAAGTATCAGAAGCAATCAACAATCTTGTAAGCATTGTTGAAAACAGTGGTAAAACTGTTTGGATGAAAGAAGGCACTAACATTATCAGTGATCCAGAAAATCCAATGAACCACACATTTGAGGATTCTTCAGCACGAGCACAACTAGGTGCGGTGATGGAGTATATTGCTAACGTTCTTGATGAGAGCGAAGGCACAATGTCAAACTTACTTGCAGAAGCAAGCAAAATGGTTGACAGCATCAACGACGATGCTATACTGGGTAAATCAGCAAAAGCACTTGCAGCGCTGATGCCTAAGTTAAAACCATCAGTAAGTGAGACGAAAGTACAATCAGAAACGAATCAATGGGAAGACGATATCAATAAAGTTTTAGAAAACTACGATATTACTAAATTATTTCCTTGACAAACGACTGAAGGTATTATATATTAGTGACAATAAGTACATTGTCATTTAGGCAAACTTAGGCAAACGTTGCATTACGCAACACACATAGGCAAACAGGAGAAAATAACTATGGCATCATTGGCAGAAATCAGAGCAAAACTACAGGCACAAGACAACAAAGGCGGCGGACAGCAAAGCGGTGGAGACAACGCAATTTATCCGTTTTGGAATATCCCAGAAAATTCAACAAGTGTACTTCGTTTCCTTCCAGATGGGGATTCGAGCAACACTTTCTTTTGGCGTGAACGTCAAATGATCCGTATGGAGTTTCAAGGAATTGAAGGACAACCAGACTCACGTCGTTGTGTTGTTAATGTTCCTTGTAATGAAATGTGGGGACCAGTTGGTAGCTGCCCAGTACTCAGCGAAGTGCGTGAGTGGTTTAAAGACCCAGCACTTGAAGACATGGGTCGCAAGTATTGGAAAAAGCGTTCATACGTATTCCAAGGTTTTGTAACTGAAGGAACACTCGACGAGACGGCACCGGAAAATCCAATCCGTCGATTCGTAATTAATCCTAGTATCTTTAATATCATTAAAAGTGCTCTTATGAGCAGTGACTTTGAAGAACTTCCTACAGATTATGAAGGTGGTACAGACTTCCGTCTTACTAAAACAACTAAAGGTCAGTACGCTGATTATGGTACAAGTAGCTGGGCTCGTCGTGAACGTAGCCTTGATAGCAACGAACGTGCTGCAATCGAAACACATGGTCTTTATACACTTAATGACTATCTTCCAAAGCAACCAAGCGAATCAGAATTAGCAGTAATTGCTGAAATGTTTGAAGCAAGTGTTGATGGTAAAATGTATGATCCAGAACGTTGGGGCAATTTTTATCGCCCATCAGGCGTTCAACTTGATACATCAAATAGTGCGCCAAATAATGGTAGTGCTCCAAAAGCGGCACCAGCAGCACCTGCTCCAGTAGCACCTGCTCCAGTAGCACCTGCTCCAGTAGCAGAAGCGGCACCAGCAGAAACTACTGATACTGGTTGGAAAGATGTTGCTCCAGCAGCAGCACCAGCACCTGCTCCAAGTAGTGAAGCTGAAAAGCCAAGTGCGCAAGATATTCTTGCAGCAATTCGCAACCGTAGCAACTAATTTGTAAAAACTATAATAGGCGGCAATAGTCGCCTATTCTACATTTTTTGGAGATAATAATGGCAAGAGCATTTGACGTAAGTAAATTCCGCAAAAATATTACCAAAGCGGTACCCGGACTAAGTGTCGGGTTTAATGATCCAGATACATGGATCTCAACAGGTAATTACACACTAAACAAACTAATCAGTGGAGACTTTGAAAAAGGTATCCCACTTGGTAAAGTATCAGTACTAGCAGGAGAATCAGGCGCAGGTAAATCATACATTGCGGCTGGTAATATCGTTAAACAAGCACAGGATCAAAACATTTTTGTTGTGCTGATTGATACTGAAAACGCACTAGACGAGACTTGGTTACACGCACTAGACGTAGACACCAGTCCTGAAAAATTGCTAAAACTTAACTTAGCAATGATTGACGATGTAGCCAAAGTTATGAGTGATTTCATGATTGACTACAAAAAAGATTACGCAGACAAAGAAAAGGATGAACGTCCTAAGGTATTGTTTGTGATTGACTCATTAGGCATGATGTTGACACCAACTGATGTTAAACAGTTTGAAGCAGGTGATATGAAAGGTGATCTTGGACGTAAGCCCAAAGCACTAACATCACTGGTTCGTAACACTGTTAACATGTTGGGTGAATACAATGTAGGACTAATGGCAACCAACCACACATACGCATCACAAGATATGTTTGATCCAGATGATAAGATTTCAGGTGGCCAAGGCTTTATCTATGCGAGTAGTATTGTGGTTGCTATGCGTAAACTTAAACTAAAAGTAGACGCAGACGGCAATAAGACGTCACAAGTACATGGTATTAGAGCGGCGTGTAAAGTAATGAAAACACGTTATGCTAAACCCTTTGAAAGTGTACAAGTTGAAATTCCATATGAAACAGGTATGAGCCCATATAGTGGACTTGTAGAGTTTTTGGAAGCAAAGGAAGTTCTTAAGAAAAGCGGTAACAGTTTAGAGTATACTAGCCACGTAACTGGTGAAGTAATTAAAATGTTCCGCAAGCCTTGGAATGCCAATAAAGACGGCGCATTAGATCTTATCATGACTGAATGGGATGATCATAAAGTGGACCCTGTAGTAGTAGAAGAAGATATTGATGCTGATGAACTAAATAACAACACACCATTATCTGAGGAAACTACAACGCATGAAGCTGAGTGAAGACGAAATTGAAACATTTGTAAACCTTTGGATGGCATTAAAGCCGTATATATCAGTTAAAGATAAACATGACGCCTGTCACAAGTTTTTTATGACATTGGAAGACACCATTGAAATTGAAGCAGTAGCAGACGAATTGGTAGGATTTGACAGCATTATTGATAAAGTCATCCGAGACAACTATATTGAACATGTAGACTTGGATGAATTTAATGAAGATGATGAATGGTAAATGAGCTGGTTTAATGACATCCGTAAAGATATCAGTAACCTTATTCCTGCAATTGATTTTTATGAAAAAGAACTAGACGAAGCCCGTAAAGAATGTGGGCTTAAAGGTAACGTAGAACGTCACAGTCGTGACATGCCTGGTATAGTTGAGTATCGTTTTAATCAATTGCAGGAAATTGAGGCAATACTGGAATATCTGAATATTGAATTGCGAAAAATTAAAACAGAGAAATATAAGAAGTTTCTCGAACATTACAACCGAGCTCTAAGTAGTAGAGATGCGGACAAGTATGCTGATGGTGAACAGGAAGTAGTTGACCAACAGCACATATGTAATGAGTTTGCCTTGGTGCGAAACAAGTACGTGGGATTGATTAAAGCATTGGACACAAAAGGTTTCCAAATCAATAACATTGTAAAATTACGTGCGGCGGGTATGGAAGATATCAATCTATGAATTGGATGGAGATTGACCGTATTATTCACAATATGATAACTATATACACTGATAAAGAAGCATTGTATTCAGATGTTAAGAAAAAATTTAATTGGAGCGACTCACAGTGTGAAGCTGCGGTCGCTCCATTACTACAACGATCTAGTTGGTATGATAAAGTTATTGAGGAACCAACACCCAAAAAGGTAGTAAAGAAAAAGAAACCTACCAAAGCACCAGCTAAAGCTAAGGCAAAAGCACCAGCCAAAGCACCAGCCAAAGCTAAGGCGAAAGCACCTAAAAAAACTCTCACAAAAACTAAAAATAAGGCTTAATATAAATAAAGTCATGAGAGTAGCTTGTTGTTGTAGTGGACCTAACCCTATACCCAATACATATAAAGAGTTTTTCAAAGTATTTGACAATGTCAAATATTTCTATTATGATGATCCTAGTAAATCATTTGAAAGAAATGTCGAAAAACTTGCGTTAGATAAACAACAATATGAGCTTGAATTATTACAAAATACACATCAACAACATTCAAGTTTTTATGATGTTTGTATTTACCTAAACACGTATATAAGTTTTGAAAATCTTAATCTAGAATTTAAAGGTTGCGACAAAAATACAGTGTACACAGTTTCAGACTATACTGAGCAACAACCAAAAGTTTTTGATATGTTTAAGCAGTATAATGTAAGTAAAGATTTTTTCTACTGTGATAGCAAGACATTCAACACTATAGGATTATACAATAAGTTCAAACATATGACACATGACATGTACGCTGTTCCTCAGGAAACATTTTTCTATTCTTTTTTACAAAGCATGGGAATAAAAAACAGGAGTTTGATACATGCTTGATTTACATATAGGACAAATTAAAAATGTTGCGGTGTTGTTATCTGGTGAATGTAGAACTTACAACAAATGCGCCCAAAGTATTAAACACTTTTTTGATTTACCAAACATAAATGTCAAATACTTTGGGCATGCTTGGAACACCAATACGTATAAAAGAAATGTCGACGGTGTAATGTCTCCAGTTCTGGAATCGCACGACAAACAGCATATACTAGAAGACATTCAAAAATATTATCCTTTCGAAAAAATAAAAGTTGAAGAAAAATT